GTTATTTTCCATAAGGAGATGGATTCGTGACAAGTCACGTTCCGCCTCAAGGTGGTACGTGGGATACATTCTGACAGCATCCGTAAGGAGGCTGCCATAAAGTCCCTGTAGGCTGCTCACGTAGCTGTTAAGCATAACAGGTAACTCCCTGTAAATGCTCTACGGCTCGATGATCATCCAGTAACATGGATGCAACCCAGAATGGTTCTACCGACGGGAAGGGAGTCTAAGACTCCCAACCCACCAGTAGAGGTCCATTCGTCTTAACCCAGTCGGCGAGGCCATCGGACAGATAGTCCACCTCGACCGCACTGTCACTCCGCGGATTGCGGATAACAGTGTACACTTGCCGCGTGTACCCCTCAGGGTACGTAACGGAAGGGTAAATGGATTGGGTGAACTCGACGTTGTGACGATCGATGTTCTGCCCATTGACGAGCGCCTTTTCCGTCGAGTGACGCACTTTCGTGCGAAACTCTTGAGTCGCCTCCCTAAGGAGGTACTCAGCGGAATAAGCGTCTTGGTTGATCTTCTTCATGATCTTCGCAACAGCGTTGACCGTGATAGTAAGAGTATCACCGAGCATAGAGAGCCTACTTTCCTTGGAGTGCCACTCGCGCGATCACGAAATGTGATCGCTCAACGAGTTGATATCCCGCGAAGCCGCTGGATACCAAGCGCCCCGAGGATCGACATCTTCGTTCCCGAGAGAATTGGGAGCGAAGCAGTTATAGAAGGAACCCCACCGATTGATCGTAGCTTTTGATCGACTACGACCACCGGTGTGGGAAGCTTAACGCCAGTCCAACCGGACCCGCTAAGCGATACCTTTCTGAATCTATGGAACGAGCGCGTGTGAGTCATTATATTCACACGGCTGCATGTGGCGTCCACGATGTTGCGTTTAGCATCAAAGTAGTCGCCCCATGAAGATGCCCAATCAACTAACCACGACCATGGCATTAATTGCCATGCCGAGGCGACGTTGACGGACAAACCATAGACTGCCTTCACTGCAAGTTTATGCAGCTCGGCATCTGTCTTTGGAAGCACACTGTGAGCAGGATTCCACCTTGCGGTGGCCCAACGCTTACGGTATGTCTCGATAGTATATTCATTACTAACGAGTGTATACAGCGAAGACTCCAGAAAAGTAGGAGTCGTCTTAATCGCGGTAGACATATCCGTGGACAGCAGAAAAGTACGTCTCAAGCCACCCTTGTTAAACAGATTCCCGAGTTCCTTCTCACGATTTAACACGTGGCGTTGGAAATCGATGAACTCTGCCAAATCATTAATGAGGGGTTTCCATCCGTACTGGTAGGAGAGGAGCGCA